TCATCGCTGCCCCCGCTTCCAATCATCCAGCCGCGCGTAGATTGTGACGGCGATCCCACCGAGCGCCACGGCAATGAACACCCAGCGAAGCGTGTCGAGATACGGGACGAACGGCAGGACGGCGGCTTGGGTCTCGGCCAGAACACTCTGCGCGACCTCGACACCAGCAGCACCCAGAGTCGCTACTCCCGCCGCGCCGCCGCCTTTCATGGTACGGCTTTGCGCCAGAACCTCGCGCGCAGGCGGTGTGTCCTCGGCGAATGCCGTCGCCCGGACCGGGAAGCGTTCGCCCCATTGCCGGGCCGGGCCGAGATCGACATGCATGAAGCCCGAGCGCGGATAGAAGCCGTACCCAAGGAAACCGACCGCGCGTGCCGCCACCTCGAACGCGACCGGGTCATGGTTCTACATGGCGATGTCGAAGGCTGCCCCATTCATGTGCTTCGAGCGGGTTGCGCCGCCCACGGCGCGGTTGTGCTCCGGGCTGCGATAGGCGGAACGAAGGATCAGCGGCTTGCCCAGTCGATCGCGCAGTGCCTGCAGCTTGTCGAGCGCAGGTTAGTTGATCACCAGCTTGCCGGTGCCGCGGCAGGCGAATTCTGCGGGTGAGAAATTGGGCCAACGCCAGATGTTTTCCGGTACGTCGCGCCAATGGTTGTGAAAGGTTGTGGTCATGGTGTCCTCCAGAAACGAAGAAACCCGCCACATGGGAGGGTCTGTTTGGGGGTTAGTCTTGTTCAGGCGAACGGCTACGGGCCGCCGCCGAAAATCTTCATCTTAATCGCAACCCCGGCGAGCAGTGCCAGCATCACACCGGTGGTGATCATGCGCACGGCAGTCTGCATGGCGGTACGGCACACCAGTCGAATAAAATCGAGCAAGGAGCGCAGGTCGCGGATATCGAGCGCGGCTTCTTCGCCATCGAGGCCAACATCGGCGAGCGCGCGTTTCGCGCCTTTCTCGGCGGCCCTGGCGTCGATCAGGGCTTTGCGGATATCCTCGAGGCTGGTTTCGGAGTTGAGAAAGCCCGCTGCCATATGCGGCTGATCGGCAAGGTGGCAGAGATCGGCAACAGTTTTGGCATAGGTCATGGCCTCGCAGCGGATGGCCGCGGGGTCCGGATCGGGGTTTGGCTTGGCCGCTGGGTCAGGATTTGGTTCGGGTTCAGTGAGCACTACTACTGGCTCATCGGCAGCCTTCACCGCCTCCACAATTTCCGGCGGCGTATTCTGGAACCGGCTCACATCAAAGCTGGCAGCGATTTTGACCGGCTCGGACATCGTGTCGGCAAAGCCCATCTCCAGCGCCTCGGCGGCATCCAGCCATGTTTCCTTGGCCATCAGTTCCGCGATATCCTTTTCCGCCTTGCCGGATTTCGCCGCATAGCCGCGCAGCAGGCTGGCACCGATCTTGTCAAGCGCCTCAGCCATGGCGCGCATGTCTGCCGCCGTGCCCATCACCATGCCCGAAGGATCGTGGATCATCAGGGAGGCGTTTTCCGGCATGATGATCTCGTCACCCGCCATGGCGATGTAGGAAGCTGCTGAAGCGGCAATGCCGTCGATACTCACGGTGACCTTGCCTGCGTGCCTTTGCAGGGCATTGTATATCGCCACCGCATCGAACACAGAGCCACCCGGGCTGTTGAGACGCAGGATCAACGGGGCCTTGTCAGGCAGTTTACCGATTCCAGCGAGAAAGGTTTTCGCCGAAACGCCGTAAGTGCCTATTTCATCATAGATCGAGATTTCCGCGCCATCATTGAGGGCGCAGATCGAATACCAGTTTTTCATGGTGGTTCCCTATTGGTTCGATTGTTTGGGCGTTTGCTTGGGGTCAGCCTGCTTTTGCGGTGAGGCCCGTGCGCCCTGCGTCTCGCTGGGGCTGGTGCTGTAATTGAGGCCGAGAGCCGCTGCGCGCTCGGCATCCGCCGCATTCTCACGGTCGATCTCCTCGATATCGTAGCCGGTGGCCTCGACCGCCTTGCGGCGAGACATCAACCCGGCTTCGATCCCGAGCAATTGCGCCTGAATATCCTTCAACGGATCGACCCAATCCCAGCGTGGCGGGATCCAATGGACCGGTTTGGCCCTGGCCATGTCCGGCAGATCGAGCGCGCCCGACAGCGCCGCCGCTTCCAGCCAGCGTTGCCAGACTGGACGGCAGAACTGATGTGCCATCACCCCGTGTTGCAACTGGCCAATCCTGCGGCGGAACTCGACCAGCTCGGCGCGCAGGCTGGAATAATTCGCCTGCCGCACATCGCCCGTGACCAGATGATACGGCAAGCCAAGAGAGGCGGAGATTGCCAGCAAGGTGCGATACTGAAACGCTTCAAAGCCGCCGCCCACATCGGCGGGGCTCGAGAATTTGATGTCCTCACCGGGCAGCAGAACCTGCAGAGTTCCCGGTTCCAGACTGGCGATAACAATACCTTCACCAGTATCTTCCACTTCTCCCATCAACGCTTCTTCTGGCGCATTCTTGGTGATGAAGCCCGCAGACATGGCGGCGGTTTTCTTACGGTCGAGTTCAGCGTCATCGTATTGATCGAGCAGAAACAGCCGCACCATGGCCGGTGCCACATGCAGCAGACCCCGTATCTGCCCCGCATCAATGGCGCGGTAGATGTGCAGAACATCCTTGGCGGGCACTCTCGCTGTGTCTGGAATCACGTCCCGTCTGTCCGTGCTGTCGCCCGGATGGCGGCGGCGAAAATGGTAGGCAACGCGCCGCCCGATCAGGTCGAATTCGATGCCGCAGCGGATGCGATTGCCATTGGGGGCGGTTTCGGTCTTCTCAAACGGCAGCATTTCCGATTGCAGAAGCTGCAATTGCATCGGTGCAGGCAAGCCGTCTTCTGCTCGACGTGGCCGGATGCGCACAAAGCATTCTCCGGCTACGAACATCTCGCGCGCAATCATCGCCTGGAGCCCATAGAAATCCGTCAGTCCGTCGGCATCCGCCTGATCGGTCCAGGCCAGCCACTGGCGTTGGACCTGGTCCCGCAATTCCCCGTCCTCGATCAAAGACGAGGGTTTGATCCCGTCCCCTACCAGATTGGCCGCGTAAGCCGCACAGGCATTGGCGGCGTAGCCATTGGTGACAACCAACTCGCGCGAGCGTGCCAACAAGCGCGGCCCGCCTGAAGCCACCAGCGAGTTGATGTTTTCCAGCGGTGGTTGCCAGCCCCTCAGACGACGCCGCGACATGGCCCCTTCGAGACGGGCGCGCACGCCACTGGGGCCGCCAGTCTCCCGGCGGCGAAAAGCATCAAACAGGCCCATTACAATCCCTTGGTTGTGGTCACTCGGACCTGCCGGATCACCCTGCGGCCTTCCAAGGCGGCAATCTCACGGTCCAGCACATCGATTGCGCGGTCGATTTCGGCAAGGCTGTTGTATTCCACGGTTTTGCCGTCATAGCTGACCCGGGCCACACCACTGGCGCGCGAGGCCGCCAGGGCTTCGCGCCGGGTTTGCAGTTCTGCCAGTGTGGTCACGGTTACCTCATGTAATTCGAGCGCACCGAACGGCGCTGGTTCGCGGGGCGGTTTTGGCGCACGGCTCTCACCGTGCCTGTGCCGACCTCGGCATCTGGAGCCGCCACCTGCCGCTCTAGCTCATCCCACTGTTTGTCCGACCAGCGATCCGCTCCAAGGATCCACGCGGCCGCACGGGCATAAACCCGGCAATCGAGCGCCTCGTTGCGTTCACGCAGTTTCTGCCATTCCAGCCGGGCAAAGCAGCGTTTGTTCCTCACCGTCACCAGTTGCTCGGCGACCAGTTGCTTCAGCCATTCGCTGTCGATCCAGCCCGGCAGGTGCAGGGTTCCGGGCGGATAATCCGTTCCGGCTGCCAGCTCCTCCGGTGTTGACCGTTGCAACCTCAAGAACCGGTAGGTCTCGGATTTGAACGTCGAGACCGCCACGGTCCACAGCCGCGCCCCACGGCGCAACCGTTTGCCTGCAATGGTCGTATCCACAAACGTCGGACCCGACACCAGGCTGGCGCGATTGAACCCTTCCATACCCTTCACTGGCGCCACCTGGCCAAAGCCAACTTTCCGAGCCCAGCCATAAACCGCCGGGGTTTCATAGCCGGTGTCGACGGCCAGCCGTGCGATGGTCATCTGGCTGCCATTGGCATGTTGCCATGTCCGGCCAAGCAAATCGGTGAGGCCATTCCAGCAGGCTTCCGATCCCGGACCACCCTCGATGACGATGTGGTCGATCAACCAACTTTCCAGCCCACGGCCCCAGGCCCAGACATCGACCTCAATCCGGTCCTTTTGCACATCCGCGCCCGCCGTCAGGAACAGCGCGTTTGAGGGCACGGTGCCTGCACTCCACTCTTCCTTACGGTCGAGCAGCCGCTGCCAGTCCGGCGCTTCGCCGCTCTCCACCCAGGTTTCACCGAGGATGGTGTTCTTGAAAGCACGAATGGCATCATCCGATCCCTGCGCCGCCTCCCAGCTGCGTGCGATCCTTTCCCAGCTGAGCCAACCAACCGGGGAATAAAGCGCCGAGAGGTGATAGCCAACCGTGGTCGGGTCCGCGCTTTCCGTTGTTGCCCGCCAAACGCCTGCTTCCAGCATTGCCGTCTTGTGGTGTTCGGCAATCGGTTCTTCGCAGGTTTCGCATTGATAGGCTGCCGTTTCCGGCTGGCCCTTGTCCCAGCGCAACCGTTCGAACTTCAGCCATTGCCGTTCCCCGCAATGCGGGCACGGCACAAAATACCGGCGCTGGTCCGAAGCCTCATATTCCCGTTCGATCCGGCTCACCCCTTTTACCGTTGGCGTTGACACCAGAAATACCTTGCGCCGGTGCGCGAAGGTCAGAGACCGCGCCTCAGCCAAACTGACCGGATCGCCTTCCTCGTCGGCCGAGGCCGGATAGGCGTCGACCTCGTCGAGAAAGATGTAACGAGCCGGGGCCGAACGCAGGCCCACGGCCGAGTTCGCCCCGGTCATGATCAAAATCCCGCCCGCGAATTCTTTCGAGAGCATGGTATTGCCGGAATCCTGAGCCCGGGATGGCCGCACCCGTTCGCGCAAGGACGCGCTTTCCTCAATCAGCGGGTCGATCCGCTGCCGCGAATTACGCTTGGCCAGTTCCACGGTCGGCTGCACCGCCAGCATCGGACCCGGCGCATGGGCAATCACAAACCCGATCATATTATTGCCCGCTTCTGTCGCACCCACCTGCGCCGCCTTCATGAACACCACCCGCTGGGCCGAATGGCTGGGCGAGAGCGCATCCATGATCTCGCCCATGTAGGGTGTGCGCCCGGTGCGGTAACGTCCGGGCTCGGCCGAGGCGCGCGAGGCCAGCATCCGGTATTGATCGGCCCATTCGGACACCGTCAGATCAGCATCGGGTTGCAGCCCTTCCGCCCAGGCACGGCGCAGATCATCGTGTCCGTCGAATTCCCCGATGCCAGTTGTGGTTTCAGGTGAGATCGAACCGGGCATGTGCACCAAGTTCTTCCAACTGGGCTCGCACATGGGTCTCGAGGATCTTCTGCATCAGACTTGTCTCCAGTGTTACATCCTGCCCGGCTTCCGACAGCGCGGCCGACAATTCCGCCGCCATCAATGCCGCCGCCCGTGCCGGCCAGTTGATCCAGGCATCGCGTTCCTCGCGTGCCAGCCTGAATACCAGCGCCTTGGCGCGAGCCTTGTCGACCAGCTCGCCTTTCATCTTTTGCAGCTTCAGCCGCCGCTCCTGCGCTTTCAACACCTCGTTGGCGGTCTTGGCTTGCAGGAAGGTGGTGTTCCCGCCCGAGGCCGGGGCCGAGAGCCCCTGTTCGCGCAGGGTTTCACCAACGGCGGACAGCGCCGCATCAGGCACCGGTTTGAGTTTGTCCTTGGTCGTGCCACGTTGTTTTGACGGATCGGTCATCGCCGCCCGATTCCGGTCCGAGGCCGCTGCATCGATCGAGCCGTCAGCATGCAAAACCAGCCGCCCGGCCGCCTTGGCCTTTTGGATCGCACCGCGCGACAGGCCTGCTCGGGCGGCGTATTTTCGTTCACTCAGGCCTTCCATTTGCAATCAAGCCCTTCCGTATAAAGCACTGTTATTGCTTCGATTGTCGTTGATAGAACACGCGAACAGAGCGATTCTGATTGCACCGAAAAGGAGCCAGACCATGACAGGCAAGACCACCCAAACCGCCCCCGCCAACCTGATGGCCAGTATTGCCAAAGAACACCTCTTCATCGAGACGCTGAAAGAGCGCAAAAGCGACAGCCTCGATTTTCACGAGGTTTCGGTCTGGGACGTCAAAGCCGCGCTTGAAGCCGCCTACGCCGCAGGGCTGGCCGCAGCACGGGAGACAATATGATGACCCGCAGCAATGACAAAGCACTGGCTGCCTTCCTGACCCGCAAAGCCGAGATCAACACCATGCTCGCCCGCTTGCAGACACTGAGCGATGAGCATTTCCAGGCCAACCCCGACGAGATTCACTGGGGCCATGTTGGCGATCTGGCCGACATTTCAAACAACCTGCGCGAGATTTGCGACCGCGCCTTTCAGGAAGGCGAATACGCCGAATGATGCACGGCCTTTCCTGCCCGCCCCGCCACGCGCGGGGCTTCAAGCGGTAGAAGGGCCGCGATAGTCGCCGCCCCGCACCACGGAGACGAACGATGTTTTTGATCTTTGATGCAAACAGTTCCACGACCCAGATCTGGGCCAACCGCGAGAGTTACGGTTGGGATTTCTTCGTCTACGGTCTCACTGAATCCGGTGATCCTCGTGTTTACCCTTCGCTGGCCATGGCCTGCGAACTGGTAGGCACCGACCCTCGGCCGATCCTGAACATCGCCCCGTTTCTGTCCCAAACGAAGGCAATTACCCAATGACCAAACTCACCGAAACCCAGACCCTCATCCTGTCCCGTGCGTCCCAACAGGACGATCGCATTGCCCTGCCGCTGCCGGATCGTTTGCGCGGTAGCGCGGCCAACAAGGTGATCGTGCCGCTTATCACACACGGCCTGTTAGACGAGGTCGAGGCTGACATCCGCAAGTGTGAACCCACATGGCGTAAGACCGGTGATGGCCACGGCACCACGCTGTTCACTACCGATGCGGGGCTGGTAGCGATCGGCATCGAGACGGAAACCCCGCAGCCTGATCCGGCACAGGCCAAGCCGAAAACCCGTACGGGCGCCAAACAGGCGCTGTTGATCGAGATGCTCGAAGCACCCGACGGGGCAACGATCGCCGAGATTGCCGCAGCCACAAATTGGCAGCCTCACACGGTTCGTGGAACGATGTCGGGCGCGTTGAAAAAACGCCTCGGCCTGACTATCACCTCCCAGAAAGTCGAGGGGCGCGGGCGAACTTACAAGATCGCATCCTGACCCATGTCATTCATTGCCGCTGCCGCTACGTTGGGGCGGCGGTTTTCCGTTTGCCCATACGAACCCTGATCGCCTCGAAAACCCGACGCAGCGTGAACGATCTGACGATAGTCAGCACGGTAAACACCATGCCAAGTTTCAGGTTCTGCACCAGCATCACCTGCAAACCAAACCCCGGGAAGATCAGGATCTGCGTCAGTACAGCAACCCTGTAACCGACGATCACATTGGCGACGGACTCGATCAGCGACATGATACGCGACTGCTTCATGTCGCCACCTCATCCATCGGCCAGCAATTCAGCCGCCAGAGTTCTGAGCGCATGCGCAGCAACCAGTGGGAACACGCCGTTGCCACAGAGCCGAAGTCGGTCCACCCGGTGGGCCAGCCCATCAGAGCCTCGACGAATGCTGGGTTCAGCGTCCGGCGCTGCTCGCAAGTATCGCTCCCAGCTGTCGGCCAAGCCGGCCGTTCACCGGCGTGTTCGCCAAAATCGTCGCCCCATCCTTGTGATCGCGCGCCGCCGGCGTCATCCATAGCCGCCTCATCGAGGCTTGTGCCGACTTCTCGACCGAATGGATCACGAATACTTGAACGCAACTCAGGGGATACCTATCTTTCATCTATTGCCAGACCTTAGAGCCAACAAATGCCTTTACCTTTTCTCGCTATTGCCATTCCAGTCATTCACTCATCCGGCGCTTGGATCGCCTCCACGGGAGCGGCGGGATATATCGCAGGCACGTTATCTAGTACATGGATCGGGGCATTTGTCCTCGGGAATAGCACCTTGCTCGGCAGTCTTGGTCTGGTATCGGCTGCCGGGATATTCGGCGCCACGGGCGGGCTGGCAGCATTCTCCTCGAGCGCTGCTCTTGGAGTAGGTTCAGCTCTCACGGCAGTCGGTCTCGGCGGAGTTGCCAGCACGCTCGGAATTGCCCCAGCAGCAACTTTCCTGGGTCTCACACCCGTCGGATGGGCTGTCGCCGGAACGGCGGCGACCCTTGCCGCAACACTAGGGTACTTTTTCACACGTAAGACGATGCGTCACCTCAATGAAGAGCGTGAAAAGGGTGGCTTGGAGCCGATCACTCTGGCTCAAATTGTAAAGGAAGTACGGCTTCTAGAGGCCCAGTCTTTAGAAACGATCCTTGCCCGACTGGACACCGAGTTAAACAATGTCTCCCTGTCCAGTGATCACAAAGAAGTTTCCGTCGATGGTCAGCTATTTTCGCTCAACCGGTTAAAATACGTGGTCAACAAAGACGGATCCGAAGAAGTTGTGTTTGTCACCAGGACGGGTCGCAAGAAAAGGGTTCTACTGGTAAGGGCTGCACCCGGCCCAGATGGCCACCCAGCCTAGTTTCTTCATTCATGCGGTCAAACTGCGCCGTCGGTTCCCTACAATGTCGGGGCCACAGCCAAACGCTTGGCCTCAACTTTCGCGAAGCTTTCGCCGATCCCGTTCAGAACGGCCTCTTGACCGGTGAACAGCTGCCAGCGCTTGACGGCCACATCGACATAAGCCGGGTTCAGCTCGATTCCGAGGCACACCCGCCCCGTAGTTTCGGCTGCGATCAGCGTCGTGCCCGATCCCATGAACGGCTCATAAATTGCCTGACCGGGGCTTGAGTTGTTGAGAATCGGCCGACGCATACATTCGACCGGCTTTTGCGTGCCGTGCACGGTTTCCGCGTCCTGATCCTTGTTGGCGATTTGCCAGAACGTCGTCTGTTTACGATTACCTGCCCAGTGGCCATTGCCGGTCTTTTTCACGGCATACCAGCAGGGCTCGTGTTGCCAATGGTAATCGCCCCGGCTCAGCACCAGCCGATCCTTGGCCCAGATGATCTGCGAGCGGACATTGAACCCGGCCGCCTCGAGGCTTTCGGCGACGGTGGTTGCGTGCAGTGCCCCGTGCCAGACATAAGCCACATCGCCAGGGAACAGCGCCCAGGCCTCCCGCCAATCCGCGCGGTCGTCATTCAGCACCTTGCCAGTGCGCTTGGTGGTCGAAGCTCCCGTTAGGCTGCGCCATCCGGGATCGTATTCCACCCCGTAAGGCGGATCGGTGATCATCAACAACGGTTTCACATTGCCCAGCACCCGCTCGACATCGGTGGCCACCGTCGCGTCACCGCAAAGCAGGCGATGATTGCCAAGCACCCAAAGGTCGCCCGGTCGGCTGATCGGAACCTCGGGCGGTTCGGGAATGTCATCTTCGCCCTCTGCGTCGGTTTCGTTATCAAGGCTGGACAGAAGAGCGTCCAATTCGCCATCGTCAAACCCGATCAGCGACAGGTCGAAATCCTCCGATGCCAGCAACTGCAGTTCACCGGAAAGAACCACCTCGTTCCATTCTCCCAATTCCGTCAGCTTGTTGTCGGCGATCCTGTAGGCGCGGCGCTGTTCATCCGACAGATGCCCCAGCACGATAACCGGGGCTTCCTTGAGCCCCAGCCGTTCGGCAGCCAGCACCCGACCGTGGCCCGCAATCAGATCGCCATCATCCGCTACCAGACACGGCACGGTCCAACCGAACTCGGCCATGCTGGCAGCGATCTTGGCAACCTGGTCCGCGCCATGCATTTTGGCATTCTTTGCATAGGGTTTCAGGCGGTCGAGCGGCCATTGCTCGATCGCGTCTGGGGCAAAGCTCAGGGTCATGCGGTTCGGTCCGCCTCTATCGGGTGGACTCCGGACACCGGCAGCCAGCCTGGACTCCGCAAGGGTCCAGCGGCCACCGGGGTGTCCGGCTCCAAAGGTTTGTTTTGTTGTGGTTTTCAGTAGGTCGCAGGTGGATGCCCGCCGGGGTGGCTTCCCAAAAAACGGGCCCTGTCGCTAGCGATATTGCGCGCTGCGCCCCCCCGTATACGTTTACGCCCAGGAAGGACCCAATGTTCGTTTAGACGGGTGGCTCGCCTGCGCCGTGTTATGTCGGGGATTGCCCGATTGTGACGGAGCAGAGCCCCATACACGAGGAGACGAACCATGGGAGATAATACAGCATTTGTTGGACTTGATGTGCATAAAGAGACGATTGCAGTTGCGATTGCCGAAGACGGGCGTGGAGGCGAGGTGCGCTTTCTTGGTGAAATCGCCAACAGCCGCGAGGCGATCAGGCGGCTTGTCACCAAACTCACGAAACGACACGCCACGTTGCATTTCTGCTATGAAGCCGGGCCTTGCGGATACGGCATTCATCGGCACCTGACTGACATTGGGCATGATTGCACGCTTGTTGCGCCCTCGATGACGCCCGCGCGACCGGGTGATCGTGTCAAGACCGATCGGCGTGATGCCGTTTTGCTCGCCCGTTTGCACCGCGCAGGTGAATTGACAGCGGTGTGGGTTCCGGACGAGGGCCACGAGGCCATGCGGGATCTGGTACGGGCGCGCACCTCGGCCATGGAGAACCTCAGACGCGCGCGGCAACAGCTTTCGGGCTTTCTTCTACGACACGATCGGATCTTTCGGACGGGCAGAAACTGGACCAAGAAACATCGTGTTTGGCTTTCCAAGCAGCGTTTTGAGCATCCGGCCCACCAAATTGTGCTGCAGGAGTACATTGCAGCGGTCGATGATGCTGCGGATAGGCTCGCGCGCATTGAAGGTCAGATCCAGGATCTGATACCGGAATGGACCATGGCGCCCGTTGTGATGGCCATTCAGGCCATGCGTGGTGTGAGCTTTGTCACAGCGGTCACGGTTGTTGCGGAAATCGGTGATATGCGCCGGTTCAACACACCGCGTGAATTGATGAGCTATCTCGGTCTCGTGCCATCAGAATATTCCAGTGGCGGCCGCACAGCCAGAGGCGGCATCACCAAGGCGGGCTCAAAGGACGCGCGCCGGGTTCTGATTGAAGGGGCTTGGACATACCGCCACAAAGCGGCAGTTGGCCCAGACAATCTTGCCCGCCTAGACGACCTGCCCAAAGCGGTGCGCGACATTGCATGGAAAGCGCAGGTCCGGCTCTGTGCGCGCTATCGTCGGCTGGCCGCGCGCGGCAAAGCGCAAACGGTGGTGACCACCGCGATCGCCCGCGAGATGGCGGCATTTATCTGGGCCATCGCACGACATGTGCAGCCGGTTGAGCCCAGCTTCTCCTGAGAGATCCCGACAAACAGAAAACAGCAGGAGAAAGTACGACAACAAAAACCAACGCGCGTTGCCGGGGGCAGAGCTGCCCCGGGAACCCTCGAGGGTCCTTGGTGGCCGGCCGGCTCACACCGCGCCGATGCCCGCAGGAAGACAGAAGGCAAGCCCAAGACGGATCAACGGTCCTGCGGTAACCAACCCGCGCATCAGAGTGTGATCTACCGTCGTCTCGAAAGCTCTGCCTCCAGCAACGCGCGTTGATCATGAACTCAAGACCGGACGAAAGTCTCGACCGGAACCATCAGCGCGAAAAAAACTTGACAAACGAACATGAGAGGACCCGTAAAGTCAGTAGGTTAGACGCCTGGCCCCCCGATGGACCCTTGGTTGGGCCCCGGGGTCCAGCGGCGCGGGTTGTTTTGCTCGCGCCTCTCCCGAGTATGCCAGATTTGTATCCCCTGGGAGCGAAAGTGTCACGCGCTCCGGTGTACACCCGAAAATTGCCTCACAGGACGATTTTTCTTGACAGGCCGTTGGCGTTTTCGATCACGAACCGCTTTGAGCGTCTTGCCGAGGGCACCCGCCCGTTGAGCCGCCAGGTGATGAGCGCGATGCCGTAGTGCCAGTGACGTGTCGCGGCGGTTCGGCTGAGCCCCATCTCCCAGCAGATAGACTTCCACGCCGTGCGCTCGGCCCGCAACCAGACGATCCGGGCATCGTCCCGTTCCAGCCAGCGCAGCCAGAGCAATGCCTCCTCTGCCTCAGAAATCTGGCGCGGGCCCGGCCGGGGGCGACGCATCTGCGGCTCCTGACCGACCTTGTCCGCGAAGCTGTGGAAATACTCGGGTCAGGCATTGAAGAAGCCCTGTGGCATGACGCTGGGCAAGACACGAAACACGTCGGCCGCACTCTCCAACCGGTCCTCGACCATCGCGGTTGTCCATTCACCCATTGTGCGTCTCCTGTTTGCGTTTGCCATAAAGACGCTCGCCAAGTTGGCGGACCAGCTCCCGCTCCGGCCATGTAAGCCGGTCGTCATCCAGTGACACCGCCAACAAACCCTGTTCTTTCCAGCCGTCGCGTTTGACCTGATCGGGTTGGCGACGATACCCACCGTAACCTCTGGGCGTGAAACTCATCCCAGTCATGCCACGCCTCCATCGGTCTCGATGGCCCAAAGCAGGATTGCGATGGCGTCGGCCTCGTTGTCATCCGCCGGGCTGTACCCGCGTGTCCTGGCGGCGGCGATCATGGCGGCCTTGTTGGCGTTGCCTTTGCCGGTGGCGTGTTTCTTGATCGTGCCAACGGGAACACCCTGATACGGCACGCCTCGCAATTCAGCCCATGCTGTCAGCGTGGCCATCAGACCGCCGTAGACATGCGCGGCGTCGGTTCCTGCGTGGCGACGGACCTCCTCGAACCAGATGGCAGCGATGGGACCGGACAAACGTTCCAATTCGCCCAGCCAGTTCGTGAAGCGCAGATATCGCATGCCGCCACCATCGAACCGGCCATTGCGGAAGGATGCTGTACCGCTGGTGATCAGCCCGTCGGAGGTCCGCAGCGCCCAGCCGGTCTGCGTTCCAAGGTCCAGCGCCAGGATGCTTCCGGGACATGAATGTTCTTGTCGTGCCGGTACGGGTTCAATTTGATTGTGGGACATCGTCATCTCCATTGCTGCTCGAAACTGATCTTGGGTGCAAAGCAAACGCCCGCACGCGATCGGCGAAATCAATGACCGGCTGAATGAACGCTTCACGGTCAGACTGGCGCTCGATCCCATTCCTCATCCATAAGCACCCCAAACGCCGCCCGGGTTTTCGCTGCGATCCTGAGCAATGCGCCTACCGCGTGTTCGATCTCCGTTGGCATGGATATCGTTCGGAACGCGCGATTGGGTTTTGGCGGGGTTCGAAGTCAGGTCATTGAAATAGCGTGAGAAAAGAGGGCCGAACCGCAAAGGGTGAGGTTCGCCCAAACTGAGACTGAGGGCCAT